CATCAAGAAACGTTTACCAATATGTTTAGAACAGTCGCACATGAAATGGTGCATCTACATCTTTATTTAATCGGTAAAACACATTATGACAAGCACGATAAAACATTCAGAAAAATTATGTTTGATTTCAATGATTTATATGGGTATGATAGAAGGGAACTCTAATCTAAGGGAAAATAATGACTATATTATGCGATGAAGAATTTTTAAAGTTATGGGAAGTACATAAGGGATCACCCACGAAGATGTCTTTAGCAACAGGCGTGCCGTTAAGAATTATATATTCAAGACGCCGAAGATTAGAAGCAAAACACGGAATTGAAATGAAAGCTAGAACAGAAAAGCCTTTCATTGAACGGCACTCAGCACGGGTCAACGTGCCAATCGAAGATGGCATAGCCATTGTATTTAGTGATGCGCACTTCTGGGATTTAACACCTTCAACGGCCTATCGCGCATTGACAATATTTATTGAGAAGTTAAAACCTAAGTTGATCGTATGTAATGGTGACGCCTTTGATGGTGCATCTATCTCACGTCATGGGCGTATAGGCTTCTTAGAGAATAGGCCAACAGTCATTGATGAATTAAAAGCGTGTAAGGCGATGCTAGGCAACATAGAAGATATAGCTAAAAAGGTAAAGCCGACACCGATACTCACATGGACGTTAGGCAATCACGATGCACGTTTTGAAACCTATTTGGCAGCCGTAGCACCGCAATTTGAATTTGTCGATGGCTTCCATTTAAAAGATCATTTTCCTGCATGGCGACCATGTTGGGCTACATGGGTGAATGATGTATGTATTAAACATAGATGGAAGGGCGGCGTTCATGCGACGCATAACAATACGCTTGGTGCTGGTACTTCAATCGTGACAGGTCACTTGCACTCGTTAAAAGTTTCAGCCTACACCGACTATACAGGCACTCGATATGGTGTTGATACAGGCACGTTGGCAGAGATCGACGGCGATATGTTTATGAACTATACAGAAGATAACCCTAAAAATTGGCGATCAGGTTTTGCGGTGCTGACGTTTCATAAAGGTAAGCTATTACCGCCAGAGCTAGTTGAAGTGATAGAAGATGGTGTAGTAGCGTTTAGGGGTGAAGCCTTTGAAGTCTAATGACAGCGCATTAAGTAAACAAGTCGGTGGCAGTCACTATAAAAAGTTAAAGATTCAACCGGTGGAGTATATCCATGCTAATGGCATACCTTTTATTGAAGGTTGCATTATTAAATATGCAACACGTTGGCGCGATAAAGGTGGGCTACAGGATATAGATAAGATTATACAATTTGCAGAATTATTAAAAGAATTGGAAGGTAAAAAATGACGTTCATTATTGCTATTGTTTTAGCAGCCGTTATCGCAACAATACTTAGGATTTAAAAAATGATTGTTTATCGATGCAACGCTAACTTGGCTAAGTTTCACATTCATAGGCGTTGGGTAAAGATGAGAGTGTCAGACAAGAACGCAAGACGAGGTACAAAAGTATACAGACGGCTATGGTTTTGGCATGAAGATAGATGGAATCAAAGACATGGATTGTAAAATATACTTTACATCCGTTTTCACTCAAATCATTGATTTATATATAAAGAATGAAAACAATTTGCATGAAACTTTAATTAAATGCAAAAAAGTGATATATCCATTTAACTATACATTTAAATACACACTATACACACGATAAAAAAGGATAGTAACAAATATGTTACTATCCTTCTTGAAATTTCTTGAAATTACTTGTTCATTACGTACATAGTTACTTCAAAGCCAAAACGCATTTCTGTAGCAGTTGGTTTAGTCCACATGATAGTTATCCTTCATCTATGACAAACAAAATTGTTTGTTAGGCAAATTATGGCTTTTTTGCAATACAAAGCAATCAAGAAAATCATTATTTAACTATCATCATTTTAGGCGGCTCAACAATCTCTATGGCACGTCTTAATTCTGATTTACTCATGGTTTCAAATACATCAGGCGCTGCAAAAATATGTTTTTTAGCGTCAAATTCACGAGATTTTAATCTACCGCAATCAATCCAGCCCGCTTCTTTTAAAGCATGAAGTAAAGCCGCTTGAGGTACTTTAACGCCCGAAGGTGCTGCACCAGCTAGTCGATCGCATAAGCTATGGAATGGCGATCCGATCACACCCTTAGTAAACTCACCTGTTCTATTCTTAAGCATTTCGACTAGGTAAGATTCAGCCATACTCATTCCATGTTCAATCAAGTTAGATTTAAACTCAGTAAGCATAGGCGGCGCACTTGGATTAAACATACTTATATCACGTTTATGTAACCATGATGCGATTGCACTAAAACCGCCGGTGCGATACCAAGTCCATAATTGCGCCGCTTCAACAGGATTCATACGCGGCGCTGTTGACCATACGCAAAACCATCGACGATCCTGGGACGCTAAACTGATAGGTACAGGGTCGTTACTGAATGCCAATACGAATACACGATTGACCATCATATAAGGATGTAAACCCTTACGATTGATCGGTAGCATTTCAGGTGGTGCAGCAATAATAGGTTTAAGCTTGTTAGCTAGTTGACGACGCGCTGACGCATCTGGTTCTTTTAATTCATTGATAATCAAAATCTCAGATTCTAATTGATAACCCCACTGGCTATTGACTGAATCATTATCCATGATGCCACGATTACGTAAATTCTGACCGCATACAGCCCATAAGAATGGCGCCCAAAAAGTATCCTTACCTGAGCCTTCATCGCCGCCATGTAAGACAGCATGATTAATCTTAATCTCTGGGTGCTGGACTTTGAATGCCATCACATCAAAGATATGCTCTAATTCTTCCTTGACAGGTATAAGTTTTCGTGCATGATCTAGCCAAGGCATAATGTCATTGTTAGTTAAATCAGTAGGACGCGCATCGCGCCATCGATTGCCATACACATCACCATCACGACCCACAAGCACTGATTCACCAGCAGCATAAGTAATACCGACTAAAGCTTTAGCACCTTTGGCTTGACGATTCTCATCAAAAGATATAGAAGGTAAAACTCTTGCACCTGAATGAATAGACTTACAATCTATATGACGAAATAAAGCATTGAAGGTACTACGGCTTATCTCGCGTCTATCTTGCATATCAAAATAGGCTTCGTCATCTTGAATATAAGCAAAGCGATTGTACCACTCTGATTTTTCAACACGGCCTAACTCTTTACGTTCTATTTCAGCTAACATGATTTCAGCGTCATCTTTAAACATATTAGTAGGTGTTAATTTAGATAAAGCATTTTCCATAACGTCAGCTAATAATTCAGATCTTAGTCCTGGTGAGTGTTTAGGGCCACCATTTTCGGCTACCCAATTTAAAAAGGTTTTACTATCAATACCAATCCAGCCTTCTTGATTCTTAGGTGTTACGATCATAGCGTTAGCATTTAGCCAAGCTGTGACATCATCGTTATCATCATCTTTAATTCTGATTGTAGAATAGTTAGCTGTATCAGCTGCTTCAGGTACGACACCAAAAGCATTTATAATTTGGGGTAAACTAAACTCACGTTCAGTATGTAGCTCAATTAATTTAGATGCAAAACTGTCGCGACCAGGCTTGAGATTAACAGATCCAGGCAAACGAAAGTTTCGTACAGGATTAATAGCACCGCCATCAGTATAACCAGCGTTCGCAATAGCTTTAATAGCTGCACTAAAATCCCCTTTTAATGGTTGATCGTCTAACGCGAAAGTATATCCGAATTGATAATTGTTTGGCGATGTTTCTATAATCCATGTAGGATCTAATGGCGGTACTTTAGATTTAGTACCTACATCATCAAGCACCATAAACGCAACGCGTTCACAGTTAGCTGCACTCGCAGATATTTTACCATCTTTAAATCTATCTAATATGAAGCACGCTGTATTTCCATACCACGCTTCACCCTCTTTTATTTTAGCTGTTGGTAAATAAGCTGGCCATGTACACTTCAGCGCGCCATCACCATGATACTGCAAAGGCATAAAAGGTTTCTGTTTTACGATTAAAATAGTTTCGCCATCGGGCGCGATGTTTGTGATGTATTCAATAAAATCCATATAAGCTCCTAGTTATTTACCATAACGCAACATAGTATTTACATCAATTGACAAAGGAAGTCCCTTCGCCCAATCTGGTGGCGTACACATTACGTCTATCATTTTTTGTTTAATTTCATCCGGTTTATCTGTTTCGATCACAATTTCATCGTGAACATGAAGTACAACATCGTCAAGATGTCTGAGAGAATGACGCAATAGATCGTTGGCAACAGCTTGGGTTATGTTTTCACAAGCCAAGCCCTTCCATAGTCTAGCTCTAGGCCATTCAGTTGCATCAGCTGCAGGTTTCCATGCAGCTTTTGCATAAGTAACGCCCTCTGATTCTAACTTTGCAAAGGGGTAGCAAAGTATTCGACCAGAAGGTAAAGCATACCATAAGTGTAACCCGTCGTATAAATAAACTACACGGCCTGCACTAAACTCTCTGCCTTTATTTCGCATAGCTCTTGTATAAGCTTGCTCTAACGACTGCCAATAATTCACAGCCCATTGATTTGTCCTACGCCATGCGTCTACGGTGCGCTTCGCATCTGATTCAGGTAATATGATTCCATAACTACGACCCATAGCAGCAAAAGCGCCTACGCCACCACCAAAACCGCAAGATAAAATAGCTACCTTACCAATCTGACGGTGATCTGAAGTTATCTCACTTTCCGGGCATCGGAATATACCTGCAGCTTCACGTACATAAATATCACGACCACTTCTAAATACATCTAAAACTTCTTCGGCTTGTGGGTTATTAGATAGCCAAGGTGTTAATCTGGCTTCAACAGCATTCCAATCTGCCACAACTAAAGACTTGCCTTTTTCTGGAATGAGTGCAGGGCGCAACATACCCTTTAAAACATCTGTTACACGCTTGCCATATTGCGGTACGATTGCATGACCGCGCACCATGGCTTGACGTACTTCCTCAGGATTCTTAGCGCAGCGACGTGTAAAGTTATGGACTTGAGCGCCATAACTTGAAGCTCTACCTGTAGCACTGCCACCGGCAAATACAAAAGCACCACGTACGCGATGATCTTCAACATCGGCTAACTGAACAAGTCTATTAAACTTAGCCACGCTTGAAGCCCATAGATCGTCAGCACATTGGATAACATCGGCTACGTCATTAGGTACTTCATCAGGGTTTTCCTCTGCCAAGGCTAATAGATTAGCTCTTACAGTTTTGTCAATAGACATTTTCTTTTCGCCATCTTTATATGTAGCCATCAACTTTAATGCTTCAGGGCCTAACCTTGCTTCTACCCATTCACGCATTTTAGGGCTACGTACTGAAGTAATAGCGCCTTTAGTTACATCAGCAACTAAAGCTTGTATTTCTTCTAATTCTATGCTTGCAAAATTAATAGCAGCTTCAGCTAAAGGTTTATCTAATAGTACGCCCTTATCATTGATACGTTCATTGATATGATAATCACTCAATTCTTGATCTGATAAGTCACGCATAGATTTAGATATAGTACGCATGACCTTAACGTCTTGCTCACAATAAGCAATCATTTCAGCCATCAGTGTAGGATCATTATTAAAAGTACCATCAGGTTTGGGTAGCGAAAGTAATCGAATCAGTTGTTTACCACGATGATCTTTACGCATACTAGCACCTGAAAATCTGCCTACATCTTCTAGTGATCCAGGCGCACAATTAGCCCGCGCTTGTGTTGCGGTGCAATAAAATTGTGTTAAGTCAAAATTAATCTGAAGTACATACCAAAAGAGCAATCGTTCAAACGCAGCATTATAATGATACGGCGACCACCG